CTTGACCCCAGCTAAAGTAGGAGACATGTGTGTACCAGATGTTAATTCAGATTTGATTTTAACTGACGACAACGTAAACATGATTACTTGTGGAGGGCAAGCTTCAATGCCAATGTTACACTTAATTTCAAAACATTGTACCGGATTAGAATATGTTGAGATTGTATCTCAAATTGCCTCTAAAAGTGCAGGTATGGCAACTCGAATTAATGTCGACAATTATATTTCAACTACAAGAAAAGCAATTACTAAATTTACAGGATGTAAAAATACTAAAGTCATCCTTAACCTAAACCCAGCTGAACCTTGTGTTGATATGCAAACAACAATCTTTATTAAAACTAAAGACATCAACTTTAACCATTTAACTGAAGAGATTGCTGAAAAAATTGAGGAGATCATCTTTATTAATTGGAAAATCCCCCAATACAGATAAAGAAATGCTTACTACAGCAAGAAAATATCTTAAAAATTCCAAATTAGGTATCCACACTATTCCAGGCTTATCAACAATTGATGATGCTAAATTAGCTATGGATTATGGAGTAGATGTATTTAGAGTAGCAACTCATTGTACTGAAGCAACATTATCAAAATCCCATATTGAATATCTAGCTAAAACAGATAAAGAAGTATATGGTGTGTTAATGATGTCTGCTTTAATTACATCTGAAGAGTTAGCTGAGCAAGCTAAAATTATGGAAGATTATGGTGCTCAAGCCATTGTTATTATGGATTCAACAGGTACTTATTTGCCACGTGATGTAAGAGAACGAATTAGTTTACTTAAAGCTACATTGAATGTTAAAGTTGGTTTCCACGCTCATAACAACTTAGGATGTGCTGTAGCTAACTCATTAATCGCAGTAGAAAGTGGAGCTGAATTGATTGATGTATGTATTCGAGGATTTGGAGCAGGAGCAGGTAACGCACCATTAGAATTAATTCTCCCTGTATTTGAAAAAACAGGTTATACTACAGGTATTAGCTTTGAGGAAACAATTAAAGAAGCAGATCGTGTAATGGATTATTTAGTCCCATCTGCTCCTATTACAACACCAATCAACGTATTAACCGGTTTAACTCGTCTATTTTCAGGATTTGAAAAACCAATCGTTAAAGCATCTAAATTGTACGGTATCGAATATTCATCCCTTATTTTTGAATTAGGTAATAGAAAATTAGTTGCTGGACAGGAAGATTTAATTTTAGAAGTTGCTCAAAAACTAAAAGAAAGCAAATGAAAATTCTAATTACAGGAGGAAAGGGTTACATTGCAAAAAGCTTACATCAGGCATTATATAAAAAACATGATGTAACCCTAGTAACTAAAAATGATCTCAATCTTACTCGCCTAGATGAGGTTAAATATTATTTTAAAGATAAATCTTTTGATGTGGTAATTCATACAGCAGTAAAAGGAGGTAACAGATTATCCCTAGATGGTCCAGATGTTGTACTTGCAAATCTTCTAATGTATGATAATCTAATGCGTTGCCGAGATAAATTTGATAAACTCATCCATTTTGGTTCAGGTGCAGAAGAAGCGGCTGATGGTCCTTATGGATTTAGCAAACATATTATAAATCGTTTAATGAAATTAGACCCAAAAAGTATAAATGTAAAAATTTATGCTGTATTTGATGAAAATGAATTAGATACCAGATTTATTAAAAGTAATGTTTTAAGATATATTAATCGAGAAGATTTAAATATTCATCAAGATAAACAAATGGATTTCTTTTATATGAAAGATTTAGTTTCTATGGTTGAATGGTTAATTAACCAACGTGAAGAGGAATTTCCAATTCAAGAAATTAATTGTAGTTATTTAGAAAAATATACTTTAACACAAATTGCTGAAATTATTAATTTACTAGACAATTATAAAGTAAAAATACAATTAGAAGATAAAATTGAAGGTAAAGCATATTGTGGGATTCATCCTATTATGCCATTTGATTTAATAGGATTAGAGCAAGGGATTAAAGAAACTTATAATAAATTAAAACATCAAAATGAAAGTAATAATTAATCAACCCTTTGGAATTGGAGATATTTTATTTTTAAATCCATTAATAAAACAGTTAGATATCGAACAAGCTATATGGCCTGTTGTTGATCATTATTATTGGATAAAAGATTATATTTCTATAGATAATTTAACATTTATTAAAGCATCTGAATTTAATATTTCAAATTATAAAGATTATGTAGAGGTACCTCTTCAACATGCCCATTCTTTTATACCCCAAGCAAATGATTGTATGGAAGCTAAATATCTATTATTAGAAGCTGATCCTGAATTGTGGAGAACATTAACTTTCAATAGAAATAAAGAAAAAGAAACCCAATTAAAACAACATCTAAACATTCATCCAAACGATAAATTTATATTTGTTAATAATAATTTTGCAGGCCCAGAATATAATTATAAAGTAAATATTACTCCACAATCAAATCATAAAATAATTTATCAAGAATATATTGAAGGATTTACTTTATTAGATTGGTGTGGAGTATTAGAACAATCAATTGAAATACATACTGTTTCTACTGCTTTATTTTTTGTAATAGAAGCTTTAAATTTGAAAAATACTTCATTACATTTATACCCAAGAAAACCATTAGATAAGGATTTATCTCCAATAAAAACACTAATTAGTAATAAATGGATATGCCATGAGTAAAATAAAAGTTTTTTTAAGACATTGGAACGGAGCTACTAAAAGAAAACAAAATGTTAGACCGGAATGGTTTTCATATGAAAAGTGCTATCGTTCTATCAAAAACGCTAATATTGATTTAACTATTTTATTAGACGGAACAAAACAAGACCACCACTTCATATTTGACCCAGAAGATAAAATAATAGAATTTACAGGTGGAGGAGATGCTGAAAGTTTTTTATTTTGTTTAAATTTTATAAAAGATCAAAATTTAAACCCTGAAGATATTGTTTATATTGTAGAAGATGATTATTTCCACTTAAAAGGATGGGATAAAATATTATCAGAAGCATTTAATACATTTGATGTTGATTATATTACTTTATATGATCATCCTGATAAATACTTTTTACCTATGTATAATGATTTACAATCTAAATTATTACATAGCCCCTCAATACATTGGCGTACTACTCCATCAACATGCAACACATACTCTGGTAAATGGAAAACCTTTCAAAAACATTGGGACACCCACGTTAAATATTGTTTACCTGAAAATACACATGATGGGTATGATCATACCAAATTTTTAGATTTGTGGCAACAAGGATCAAACCTAATCTCCCCAATCCCAGGTTACTCAACACATTGCGAATTACCCTTTTTAACCCCAACCATAAGCTGGGATAAAATATGATTTTAGCAATTACCCGAATACATTATTAAAAAAATAAAAATGACTAAAATTACTTATAACACAGATATTTTTCCATTTAAGTCTAAATTAGAGCAACTGTTCCAAATCCAAGAATTATCTGGGTTAAATGAAAATATTGAAGTATTTAGTAGAGAAAAAGATCAAAGTACTAAATACCATAAAATGTATTATGAATGGGCTCGTACTGATGGATTTATTCAATTATATGATAAATTTATTTTAGAAGTAATTAAACCCGTTTATAATGAACAAATAGTATACCAAGTAATCCCATCATTTCGAGTAGCTTATCCAAACAATATTGCTGTAGGTGAATATCATAAAGATAAATTCTATAGAGATATTAATTGGGCTATTGATGTAGATGAAGATAATTTCTTTTTACCATTTACAGATGCATTTGATACAAATACTATTTGGGTTGAATCAGAAGAAGATAAAGCTGATTTTGCTCCTATGAATTGTAATTATGGAGAAACTATTCAATGGGATGGAAGTAATTTAATGCATGGAAATAAAATTAATGAAACCGGAAAAGCTCGAGTGAGTGTAGACTTTAGAGTCATGAAATATTCCAATTATAAACCTAGTAACCACGGATCAATTAATACCAAAACACCTTTTACACTTGGAGGTTACTATAAAACAATTTAACCATGATATCAGTAATTATCCCAACATACAAATCCACAGATGCACTTGATCTTTGTTTAAGATCAGCAATTAAAGGACAACAAAGCAAAAACCAAATCATAGTTGTAGTTGATGGTTTTTATGATATAAATAAAGAAGTGCTTGAAAAATGGGCAGAACATATAGATGTTCTAAACATGGAAGAAAATGTTGGTACTTGTAGAGGTACTAATTTAGGAGTATTTAATGCCCAATATGATAAAATTCTAATTGTAAATGATGATAATGTATTTCCTAAATTTTGGGATACAACTTTAGAAGATGATTGGGAAGAAGGAGCTGTAATTGCACCTAACCAAATTGAACCATATCCTTCAATATTCAAACAATTCATCATAGAAGATCTAGGACGCGATCCTAAAACATTTGATCTAGAAAAATTTTGGTTATTTGACCCCCACTACACTCTAGGTGATAAAAAAGAAGAATGCGGTTCAACTTTCCCTATATTCATGAACAAATATGATTTCCTAAAAATAGGTGGATTTGCAGAAGATTACCCATCACCATCAGGATTTGTAGCTGATTGGGAATTTTTTATGAAATGTTCTTTAAATGGAATGAAAATGGTAAGAACATGGAATACTCATTTTTATCATTTCGTTTCTTTAAGTGCTAAAACCTCCGAACAAATTGAAATTTCTAAACAATATGAAATCAATTGTCATGAATACGCTAAATATAAATGGGGAAGCTATATTTATAGTCATCCTGAAACAAATCTAAAATTTATCTTATGAAACAATACATCTATTATAATAAATTTGACTCAAAAAAAGAACCACAAGGCAGAATTGAGGCAGACAATGAAGAACAAGCTATCTTAATGGCCGC